AACGGTTACCGCCATTGTAGCCAATAATTTTTGCTGCTTCCTGTAATGTCATTATCAATCTCCATAAAATAAAGGGGGTGGGGCCGAAACCCCGTTAAGCTGCCTTTTCGATGGCAATGTTAAATTCGCCGCAACAGTTGTAGACATTGAAACCGACAAACTGGTCGTCTTCGTAAGCCGTGCAGGAATCGCCACCAAACACAAACCAAACGCCTTGAAGCCCGAAATTGTTTTTGCAAGGATTGTAAGCAGGTTGGGCTTGCTTAAAGCTTGATCCTTCAATTGGCATCACACAGTCAACCATACCGTCAAAGCTTGATTTGGCCTTAACGAAAAGCTTGCCTTCATTCTTTTTCATAAAGCTCTTAACGGTTGCGAGGGTTATTCTAGCCATTTCTCAATCTCCTTATGTTTGTTTCAAATCAACCTTACAAAAATAAGATAGTGCATGTTCTGCACAGTGTCAACAATAAAAATAGAAAAAAATGCACTTTTTTAAAATTATTTTTGTGCTAATGTAATTGCGGCAATCGTGCCATAAAAACGAAGGAAATACTTATGTCTAACAATCAACTACAAGCTATTGTCGAACGTATTGAGAATTTGGAACAGGAAAAAGCGGCTGCTGCCGAAGCCATTACCGAAGTTTATGCTGAAGCCAAATCATCCGGCTTTGACGTCAAGATCCTCCGCAAAGTCATTGCATCCCGTAAAAAGTCCGATGCCGAACGCCAAGCAGAGCAAGCGATCATGGATACTTATCTGCACGCTCTCGGTATGCTTGCCGATACTCCACTCGGTCAAGCTGCCTTGCGTAGCGCCAAATTAGCACCATCTCATAAGCCGGACTTTGATTAATCCGCAATTTATGCTATCCGTCGAGGCGATTATCGTCGTCTCGGCGGTTTATGAGGGGTAAAATGGCTAAAAAGCCGGAAGCTGCCAAAGAAGAAAAGCGTCCTGCCAACAGGCCGCCTAAAGTTCCGTATTCCGATGAAATTGCGGAAAAAATCTTTGAAATGATGGCTACAGGTCACGATGTTGTCGAAACGTGTGAGCTGCTTGGGATTCCAGCTCGGACGTTCTATAACTGGCAAGATCAGCACCCAGAGTTTGGCAGACTATGCGTGCGCGCGCGTGAAGCTCTCGCGGATTACGACGCAAAGCGGATCCGTCAGGTTGTTGAATCGCTTGGAACGCAAACGGGATTGCCCGCCGATCTGGCCCGCGTGAAGGTTGCTGGCCTCCAGTGGTTTGCAGAGCGTCGAGCGCCTCGATTCTACGGCAACAAGACCTCGACCGAGATCACAGGTAAGGATGGCGGCGCAATCAAGACCGAAGCGACGTCGAAGGTCGATTGGCGTGAGTTGGATCCCGATCAGCGGGAAACAGTCCGTCAGGCGCTTCTTGCGGCCAAAGTGGCGACTAAATAATGCTGCTCGACCTTGGCGGCGGCGTTTTCATTGACATCGAGGCGGAGCTTCTGGAAAGCGACCGAATTGAATGCGAAGCGTCATTGGCGACGTTCGTCAAGATGTCGTGGGATCAGGTCGAGCCAGGACAACCTTACACGCACGGTTGGCATATTGATTTCATCGCTGAACATCTGGAAGCGATGGTTGACGGCCAAGAGATCGACGGCAAACCGTATAATCGGTTGTTAGTTAACGTCCCGCCAGGCACGATGAAGTCGCTCCTGATCGGCGTCTTTATGCCGGCGTGGGTTTGGGGTCCGTGCAATATGCCGTCGACGCGCTTCCTCTGCGCCTCGCACAGTCAAGAGCTTGCCGTTCGTGATAATATGCGTATGCGGCGCCTGATCACGTCCGAATGGTACCAAGAGCGTTGGCCTCATGTTAAGCTGACAGCGGACCAAAACCAAAAAACCAAGTTTGAAAACACGGCCACAGGCTGGCGGCAAGCGACGTCTGCCGGATCGATTACCGGCGCCCGTGCCGATTTCGTCATCATCGACGACGCGCACAGCGTCGAAGGCGCAAACTCCGAACAACAGCGGCAAACGACCGTTGAATGGTTCCTCGAAGCCGTCCCGACCCGCGTTAACAATCCCGACCGAAGCTCGATCATCGTCGTGATGCAGCGCCTCCATCAAGGCGATATCAGCGGCGAGATCCTCGACCGGCAGCTCGGCTATGATCACATCATGCTGCCGATGCTATACGATCCGCTGCGCGACTATCCGACCAAGCTAGGCTATACGGACATTCGAACGGAAGCCGGACAATTGCTATTCCCTGATCGGTTCCCGCAGGACGTGGTGGATCGCGACCGTAAAATCATGGGCGAATATGCTTTCGCCGGACAGATGCAGCAGGAGCCGGCGCCTCGCGGTGGCGGTATTATCCGCAACGAGTCGTGGCTCAAATGGGATGACACCGATACGCAATTCCCTGAGTTCGACTATATCCTAGCCTCGCTCGATACGGCGTACACCGAGAAGTCTGAAGGCGATTACTCGGCTTTGACGGTGTGGGGGATCTTTAGTTTTGATTCGGTCAGCCAAGGCAACAAGCTGTTTGGCGCTGATGGAAAGACGATCCAGATCGAACGCACCTATGGCGAGATGCTGCCGAAGGTGATGCTGATCGACGCATGGCAAGAGAAGCTGCCGATCCATGAGTTGGTCAAAAAGGTTGCGGCGACCTGCCGGCTGCGAAAAGCTGACAAGCTTTTGATCGAATCGACAGCGGCGGGGATTTCGGTCAGCCAAGAGCTGCGCCGCCTTTACGGCCATGAGAATTTTGCGGTTCAGCTTCAGCCGGTGGGTCGCCTTGACAAGATGGCTCGGCTTTATTCCGTCCAGCATCTGTTTGATGAAGGCATGATTTATGCGCCGGACAAGGTGTGGGCCGACATGGTAATTCAGCAAGTCAGCGTATTTCCGAAGGGCAAGCACGATGATTTGGTCGATACGGTCAGTCAGGCGCTTCGTCATCTGCGTGACTTGGGAATGTTGCAACGGGCTGCGGAGCGTCAATCTGAGCTCGATGAAATCAAGCGTATGCCTACAAAAGAACCTGCTCCGTTGTATCCTGCCTGAATTGTGCTATTTTCAGGCTTCTTTGATTTGGGACGACCGCCATGCCATTAACGCCAGGCCTTATGCCGAACATCCGCCAAGCTGCGCCGGAAGATCCCGATCAGCCTGAAGGCGCCGATATTATCGTCGAAATGGCCGATGAAGGCGGAGATATGCCTGAGATCGACCAGAACGGCGCAATCCTCAAGATTGTTCACGACGATGGATCCGTGACGGTTAGCCTTGATGGGCGTCCGTTGGGCGAAGCCGACGAGCGCAAGAAGGGCAGTTGGTTTGACAATCTGGTCGACGAAATCACCGAAGATGAGCTGTCCAGAATATCCGAGGAGCTGCTTCGTGGAATTAGAGAAGACACCCAAAGCCGACAAGAGTGGATCGAAGACAGAACGCAAGGGCTCAAGCTCCTCGGCCTCAAGATTGAAGTCCCTGGGCTATCAGGGGCAGCCGATGGCGCTCCCGTGGAAGGTATGTCACGGGTCAGGCACCCGCTATTGCTCGAAGCTGTATTGCGGTTTCAGGCGAATGCGAGATCCGAACTATTGCCAACTGACGGGCCGGTCAAGATAAGAGACGACAACAACAACGCCAATCTTCAAGAAGACCAAGACGCAAACGCTCTTGAAGAGGATATGAATCATTACCTAACGGCAGTTGCGACAGAATATTATCCTGACACGGACAGAATGTTGCTGATGTTGGGCTTTGGCGGTACGGCGTTCAAGAAGGGTTACTTCTGCCCGCTACGCAATCGGCCAGTGATCGAGTCGGTCGACGCCGATGATCTGATTGTAAACAACGAGGCAACGGATCTTCGTAACGCCAAGCGAATCACCCATCGCTCGATGATGCGGCCAAGCGTGGTTAAGCGGTTGCAGATCCTTGGCGTTTACCGCGATATTGAGCTTCCGGCGCCAAGCGCTGCCAAGCTTGATTCGGTGCAGTTGGAAAAGAAATCGCAGCAGGGCATTTCGCCGGATACCAGCAATCCAGAGGATCGGGATCGTGAGATCTACGAGTGCTATTGCGAGCTGGATATCAAGGGCTTTGAACACAAATACAAGGGCAAGGAGAGTGGCCTTGAGATTCCTTACCGCGTTACGATTGACGTATCATCGAAGCAGATCCTTTCTATCGTTCGCAATTACGACGAAGATGATGTTGCGCTACCCGAAGCTCGCGTCAATTTTGTTAAGTACACGTTCGTACCAGGGCTGGGGTTTTATGATCTGGGTCTCCTGCACATCTTAGGCAACACGACAAACGCGCTGACGGCTGCTTGGCGCGAGATGTTGGACGCGGGGATGTACGCCAATTTTCCTGGCTTTCTTATGTCTGACACTGGCGCTCGCCAGAATACGAATATCTTCCGCGTCCCGCCTGGCGGTGGTGCATTGGTCAAGACCGGCGGGATGCCGATCAATCAAGCCATTATGCCATTGCCTTATAAGGATGTGGGGCCAGGCCTTATGAATCTGACCGCTGCTATGGCTGAGACGGGGATGCGGATTGGCGGGACAAGCGAGCAACAGGTTGGCGAAGGTCGGGCTGATGCGCCGGTCGGCACGACGTTGGCGATGATCGAGCAAGCCACCAAGGTTATGAACTCGGTTCATAAGCGTATGCACGCCGCACAGGCCGAAGAGTTTCAGATGTTGGCGCGTTTGTTCAAAGAGAATCCCGAAAGCTTTTGGCAGCGCAACAAGCGTCCGGCCAAACCGTGGGACGAACAGACGTTTTTGCGGGCTTTGGAAAACTGCGACCTTGTGCCACAGGCTGATCCAAACACGGCAAGCCATGCCCAGCGCGTGATGAAAATCATGGCTTTGAAGCAATTACAGGCTTCTAATCCGTCGATGTATGATCCGATTGCGATTGATACGGCGGCGCTTCAGGCAATTGGCTGGAGTAATCCACAGCAATTTTTGGCTCCGCCTCAAGCGCAACAATCTCCGCCTCCTGAACTTATGGCTATTCAGGCCAAGATCCAGACCGATCAGATGGCAGCTCAAGCCAAGATGATCACGGCGCAAGCCAAGGTGGCGCAGGTCCAGCAAGGGGCGCAGGGCGGAATTGGCGGTAATCCTCAAGCGGATCAGCTCAAGGTTGCGGACATTATGGTTCGCAAGCAGGAGATCGAGCAGAAAAATCAGGATGCGATCTTGGATGCCGAAAATCGCAAGCGGGATCGTGAAAGCCGCGAACGGTTGGCAGCAATCAAGCTTGCCGAAGAGCTGGCCAAGAACCCGCAAATTATGCCGTTGGTCACGTCTTTAATTCAGCCTGATATGTTGAATCGGTTGGAAGGCAACGAACCTGCGCTTGATCCTAACGATGTAAGGGCCGGCTGATGAGCTACAATCGTCATCATTTTCTAATGGTTGCCAAGCATTTTGCCCGCAAGGGCTATGCGACCGACGGCGCTGTTGATGACGATCAGACGCCGATCAATATGTCCCAAGCCGACATTGATGCGGCGGTGGCAAAATTGCCTGGCGCGACAATCTCCCCAACCGAACCAACGATGCGTGATACGTTGGTTTCTGGGATGCTCGGCGAGCAACCTACTGGCCCACAAAGACAATTTGTTCGTGGCCTGTTGGGATCTGAAGGTGCCGGAAAGTCGTCTTTTAGCCTGTCGGATCTGTTGCCTGTCAACCCTATGAACGCGCAAGAAGCGGCTCGGCAGGGGGATTATCAAGGCGTTGCATTAAGTTTATTGCCGTTTGGTGGTGGAGCATCGGGCGCAGCCGAAAGCGAACTGGCGAATGTTGCCAAATCTGTTCGCCCGTTTAGCCCCAATACGATTCCGAAGCTGGCTGAGATTGGATCTGCTCAAAAGACGTTAGGTCTCAATGCCATATCGGGCGAAAACGCTTTGAAAATGGCCGATATGTATGATCAAGCCAAAGCGGTTAAACCTGCATTTGATACGTTAAATCAATCAATTGCCGACCAATTTGGCGGTCAATATATGTCTGCTCCTTTAAAGGGAACGCAACGGGCTGTTGAGAAAACAGCGGCGGATTACGCTGGCGATCCGGCAGGGTTAAAAGATATTGTCAGAAGCACGATTATGGTGGACACGCCTCAACAGGCGCAAGCTGTCGTCGATGAGTTAAAAAATCAACACAATGTTCTTAATACAGGCTTTCGCAACCTTTTTGAAGAGGGTGCCGATCCTGTTGATGGCTATCGCGATGCCAAAATGAATGTCAATTTTGGCGGACATAACGCCGAAATACAGGTCAATGTGCCTGAAATGTTGGACGCAAAGAAGCAAGCTCACGAATTGTATGAGCAACGCAGATCGATTGAAGCTTCAATTTTTAATCGCGGTGATGCGCCAACGCCTGTCGAGCAAACGCAGATTGACAACCTTAATCAGCAAATGAAATCGATTTATGATGCGGCTTATGAGCGGGCTTTGTCGCGTTCTGACAATACTAGCGCTTTAAACCGTTCTTCCGTTATGGGTGAACCATTACGTCTGGCGGATTCGGGGTTAAAGGCGCGGGGTGGGTCAACATCCCAAGCGGCGCAATACGGCAATTTAGGCATGGCCCCAAGCGTTACGGGGATGCCTTCGACGTCAAAGAACTCTGGTTTGCGTGGTGCAAGCATGGGTAATCCTTCCAAAAACAAAGTACCAAACACTTATGGCGCTGGCAACCAAATGATTGACCGTGCGCTTGAAATTTTACCGAGATCCGGC